TTTAGTATACTAAATACTAATAGAGGTTTATATAGCTTTAGCTATATAAACTTATACTTAACTTACTTAGTAAGTATTAACTTAAGCTAAAGCTTAAATACGCACGCACGTATAATGGTGAACCAGAAAGTTAGTGCATATACTATTCTACATCAATGACATTGAAATACCTATTAACTATCACTTGATATCAAACTCTCAAATATATGGCGAAGAAAAAGAAAGACAAACTTAAGGAAGTAAGAAAGGAGTTAGAGACTGGGGATATTCTTGAACCTATAGATATCACCAAACTTGGTTCGGGTTCAGACCCTTGTTTCGGTAAGAATTACGACCTATCAACCAAGGAATGTAAGATGTGCGGAGATTCTGAACTCTGTTGCATTAAGTTCACAGCTCTCATGGGTAAGACTCGTAAAGAATTAGAAGCAGAAACCAAGTTCAAGGATTTGGAACCCTTGGTAGATATAGAAGGTTGCAAAAAGTATTACCGTAAACTGGTAAGGGAGAAATTAGGTAAGAAGGAAATACTCGATAAGCTTCAGAGTAAGTTCGAGTTATCACGAAAAGAAGCAAGAGACATTTATCGTAAATTCAACAGTAAATAACATGGTACAATTAGAGTTCACAAAGATTAGAGATGTTAAATCCCCAAACCGAGCAAATGATGGGGATGCAGGTCTGGATTTCTACATCCCAAAGTTATACATGGATGATATACTAAAGGTGGGAGAAAAACACGAGAGGGATTTCACTGGTATCAATCGTAGAATGTTCAGCAATGGCAGTCTGAAATTCAGGAGTATAGAAACCAATGGGATATATGTAGAAATCAGTCCTGGTGGAAGAGTACTAATACCATCCGGAATAAAAGTTCTTATCAATCCCAAGGAATCTATGCTAATGGCAGCAAATAAATCAGGAGTTGCTACTAAAGATGGGTTGACTTTTACTGCCGAGATAGTAGATAGCCCATACACAGGAGAAATGCACATAGGTATTCAGAATGCCTCAAATGAACCCGTGTACATACCTTTATGGGAAGATAAAAAGATAATGCAATTCGTACACGTTCCCATCATACTCTCAACACCGAAAGAGATTACCAATGAGGAGTATGAAGAGAAAGCAAAGAACTGGGGAACAAGAGGAGATAAGGGATTTGGTGCACACGATAATAAGTAAGACCATGGATAGCAGAGACATTAAAGAAGAACCGGGTATAATTCCCGACTATAAGTATCTAGAAGAGATATATCAAATGCAAAAGAACCTCTTGTCTGGGTATATAGGCATAGAGGGGTTACCACAATATCCGGTAGACATCAATACAAAGGCTTCTCAAACCCTATTGAAGGACTTTACTGCTCGGGTTATTGAGGAGTTATCCGAGGGGTATGAATCTTTTGAAAATGTTAGAGCTTTATTCGAAGCCAATCATGCAAAGTTGGTACAAACCCAAGGAGATTGCATAGAGTATACCGAGATACTCAATAATCTGCAGAATGCTAACGAAGAGAATGCGGATGCTATCCACTTCTTTATAGAACTGTTAATATATGCCAATATACAGCCAGAAGATATTATGGCATATATGGAGAAGTGGGTAAAGGACAACAATTGTACTCAATCAGTAGTAGATTCATTAAACAAGAACCATGACGATATCCTGCGTACAGCCATGAATCTTGGAGTAATGTGGATAATGGACGAAGGCGATATCAGTGTTATATTTCATAACAATGCCACAGACCTAACTAAGTGGTATGAGAACATGGATTCGGAAACACATCTGGATTATAACACAAAGTTACTCGAGGGAGGTAGATACTTCAATCATGTGGAGTACTCAGTAAACTACCCATATCTGTTATGGAAGATAACCCATCATCTGAATATTGCTCGTAACTTCCTGAAGAATAAACCATGGAAGCAATCCCAGGTAATGACTCAGGAGTTAAAGTATCAGTCAGAATTAGTGAAGGCCTTCATTTACTTCTGCGGATATTTGGGATGGATAGGTATGGGTTCAGATGATGTATTCTACATCTATTTTAAGAAGAACCATATCAATGTGTTCCGTCAAAAATCGAAGTATTAGTATGAATTTGGTAAAAGCGAATAACCCAATCGAAGCTTGGGAAAAGATACTGGAAAACTTCTTAATCAAGAAACCAGACTGGTTTTGTGAGGGAGTTGGTTATAACCTAACCGATTCTCTTTTTACATACGACTTGATGGTAGAAATAGCTGATGCTAAATTCGACCCAGACTTCGACTTCGGTAAGATGTTTGGTTATACCATGACCAAGTGGACTGGGCTGATTACTAACTACCTTGATTTGGATGTGCTTGACCAGGCTAAACTGATGATAAGGAAGTTAGAAGAGAATAAGACAGTAAACAGGAATTATCACATTGGGTTCCATTTTGCTGACAATCATGGTAGTGGCAAAGGTTGCTTAGTTGGTGGTATATTCTCTCGTAAGATTGGAGTGGAAAACCCCGAGATAACTGTAATACTACGTTCTTCAGAGATAGTTACAAGGTTACCAATAGATATACTGTTATTCTGTCGTATGGGTCAGTATATATATGGCCATGATAACTTCTCGTTAAAGTTGGTTATCAAAGCGGCTTGGGCAAATGATACTACCATACTGTTATATCAGAATCGCAAGGACATAAAGGAGTTTTTGAAAGAAAACTGTAGTGATGAGGTACGTAGAAAGAAGATACGTAAATCTCTCAAAAAACTTATGACAAGTGATGAAGCAGGTTATAAAACCTATGGTAACAGTTTCAGAGCTTTCAAGGTATTAAGGAGAGATTTGGGGTATAAACAGAAATCTATGTTAGCCTCGGCCTTAGAAATTGGAGATTGGGATGGTATCCCATTACCCGAGGTATGCCCATCTATCCTCAAGCGTAATATGATAAAAAAGACCTACTTAAAGTTTACAGAAAAGTATGGTCTCAAACTAAAGCTTGAGGAAAGTGGGGAAAAGAAAAGGAAGAAGTTAATATCATTCTCTTCTTCAGAGGAAGATGATATGGAAGACGGTGAATTAACTCCTGAAGCCGATGAGTAAGTTCAAGTTAAAGAATAACCTGTTGCAGTTCAAAACAAGTATGAAAGCTTGGGAGGGACTCAACAGGTTATTCCTGTTCAATACCCCCGGTTTGGATATTGAAAGAATTGGTAAAGCACAGTACTTAAATGATTTAGTCATTTATATTAAAGAACCTCTGGTAGACCCCGAATTTGATTTTGGTAGGCACTTCAACTACACTTCGGCTAAATGGAAGTCTCTGGTAGCAAACTATGTGGATGAAAATGGTCTGATTGATTTAAGACAGGAAGTAGTAAAAGCCTTAAACTCAAGGAAGATATTTAACATAGGCTATCAGTTTGACAATAAGCATGCTCATGGTAAGAATTGCTTATTGTCTCTAACTGTATCAAAGAAAGCAGGCATGGATTACCCCATGATAACGGTATTCATGAGGGCATCCGAGGTAACTAAAAGACTTATCTGTGACCTACTACTGATTCAAAGGATAGGAGAATACTTATTCCCCACTGGACATAAATTCCATGTATCAATACACTTCAGTCAGATATTCAATGATGATACGGTATTACTAATGTATCATGCTCATGAAGACCTATTAAAGCTTAGTGATAAGCTTGGTATATATGATGGTAACTGGTATGAGCGGTTGAAGTATCTACTTAAAGTAGACCCTGACAAGATAAAGTATAAGGTACATAAAAGAGCTTTGAAAGTACTCAGACCTGAGTTGTTCAAATATCCCAAAACCCTGGCAAAGGATTGTACACTCGGTAGTGAAGACTGGCTACCATTCTAAGATAGGGAAGTCTATTGAATTGCAAATATCAATGCAATGAAAATAGAAGTAAAGAAATCTCCTTACACCAGTAAACTCGGAGGAGATATAGATATAACTTTCTCCACGGATGATGGGTGGTTATTCAATACCGTGGCCAATATAAGTGTAAAGGATTTAAGGCAACTTAAAAGAAAGATAAGGAGGTATCTAAGTGAAGTACGAGAGGAAAGATAAACCATATTTTTGAGTAAAGATATTCAAGGGTAAATATCCTGATAGGAATGGCAGGGACATAGAGTTATCTGTATGTACCAATGCTAATTATTGGGTAGGTCTTCCCAACATGAATATTTAGGACCTAAAAGAACTACGAAAATCTATAAGAAAATATATTAAAAATCACGAACAATGAGAATATATTCAAATCCTTACGAATTGATGTCTGAGACGGCAAGAAATTTGTATGAGATGGGTAATGAGGTAAAACCCCGTACCTATCAGAATAAAGTTATCGAAGGTAAAGATGACTTCATTACCAAAGAACTTATATGCGAGCAATACTGTTTGACTCACCTGGAAGACCCGGCCCCTTTATTTGTATTCACCAAATCTAAAGATTGGGCAGAGGCTGAGTTCCAGGAAAGAATACACCCGGGACAAATTAACCCGGGTGAAGCATGGAAATTGCGTCCCGAAATATGGGAAGAGTTCCTGGTAGATGGTAAGTACTTCGACTACACCTATTCGGAGAGAATGAATGAGGTAGTAAGGTATAATGGGATTGTAATGACCAAGTTACAGGCTGTCATAGGTCTGCTCAAGGATGATAATGATACCCGTAAAGCCATACTTAATATCTATGGTGAAGATGGGCAGGTAGAATGTTCTGATGCCGAAAACCTGGATGGTAAGATGCGTATACCATGCTCTATGTATTACGACTTCCTTATCCGGGAGAACGCAAGGGGTGAAAAGCAACTGAATATTTGTTATCACCAAAGGTCATCCGATTTTGTAACTCATTTTGGAAATGATGTATACTTGGCATGGAAACTAATGGAATACGTAGCTAGAGAAGTGGGTATCAAACCTGGTTATCTCTATCATACTATTGATAGTTTGCATAGTTATAAAAAGGACTGGGTAAAACTAAAAACTTCTATCCAGACCGAATTAAGGTAACAAAGAAGGTAACGGTAATTGGTCTTAGTTTCTTTTCTGTCATACCGAGATTAGTAGTAAAGGCCGTTACCTTCAACCGGACCCATAGCTCAGTTGGTTAGAGCAGCGGACTCATAATCCGAAGGTCGGGGGTTCAAGCCCCTCTGGGTCCACTAATGAATCTTTACTTTGCGCTGTGGACAACGAGTCCTGATTCATTCCCAGGTACTGGACGGTAGGGATATAGACTGGTACCTAATTTACGGAAGTAGCACAGTCCGGTTAGTGTACTTGCTTTGGGAGCAAGGGGTCGCAGGTTCGAATCCTGTCTTCCGTACAGGGCTATAGCTGGGTTATAACAGGAGATACGACCTCCAGCTAGCAATGGGCAATAAACTGGTACGAGATACCAAAATCCCATAATTAAAGTCGAAGGCTATAGCATTAGGAGATGAGTTACTGTTCTTCGCTCATCTCCCCTTTTTATAAAAGCTCGGATGGTGAAATAGGTAGACACGCCGGACTTAAAATCCTGTGACCAGTAATGGTCGTGCGGGTTCGATTCCCGCTCCGAGTACATGATTTTATAATTCTTATGAAAGGAGACATTATATATAACTTGATAAAACTTCTACAAAATAAAGAAGTTGGTCAGACATTTAGGTATACTTACTTACAAAGTATAGGAGCTAAGACAGCATATTTATATTGGTTATGCTGTCTTCTTTGTAGAGCAGGGTATATAAAAAGAGTAAAGAACGGTATCTTTCAAGTAGTAAAGAATACATCAGACTTAGGGTCATGTAAAAATCTATTCTATACTGCATATAATAAGAATAAACATGGAGTCAAGATATGACATAATCAAAAGTTTCTCACAAGTCAAGCGGCTTGTGAAAGCTTGTTTGAAAACCGGCATAGCTTCCGTCGACTTCGAGACAAATGTAGAAGGTATTTATAATAAAACCTTCAAACCCACAATTTTATCTGTAACCTTTCAAGTTGGTTCTGGTGTATCTATTCCATTATGTCACCACGAATATGAAAACCCTCATTGGAAACGTTGGTTAAAGTATTTTGGTAGAAAGGTGGTTGAGAATCCCAATATAACTAAAGTGGGATGGAATCTGAAGTTTGACCTTCAGATATTCGAGTTGTATGGGATATATGTTAGAGGTACTGTTCTGGATGGAATGCTTATGAAGTATCTTCTAAATGAAGAGAAACCCAATGACCTGAAGTCAATGGTTAGAAGGTATCTACCAGAGCATGGCGATTACGAGAAGGCAGAGAAGTTTGACAAGATACCTTGGGATAAGAAACCCTTGGAACCATTATGCAAGTATGGTTGTCAGGATACCGATTATACTCTTAGGTTAGCTATGTTCTTTGAAAGTAAGCTAATAGAGATTGGCATGTACCCCTTGTTTAGGCATTTGATTATGCCAGCTTCTAGGGTATTGCAGCATGCTGAAAAAACCGGATTATACCTCGATAGGAAATTCAATCAGGAACTGCTTGAATCTTACAAGCCAAAGATTGAACAAGCAACTTCTAATTGCTTGAATCTTCCACGAGTGAAAAAATTCTCTAGATGGCTTGTTCAAGAAAGAATAAGCAAGTACCTTGCATCTATTGAAAGTGAACTTGAAGACCTGGATTATCATAACCCAAAGGACGCACGGAAAATAGCAAGCAGGGAGCAAAAAATATCCAATATACGAGCTGGTGTATTCACCACTAAAAAAGAATTGGAATTAACCCGAGAAGTAAACTTGGGAAGTACAATTGATTTACCTCTACTGTTGTATTCCGAAAAGGGGTTCAAATTCCCTATCATAAAATATACCAAGGATAAGAAAACTAATCGTGATACTGATAAGCCGAGTACCGATGAAGATACATTGGTAGAACTTCGACTAACGGTTAAAAATCCCGAAAATCCCAAAGCAATTTTCCTGGATAATCTTCTTGAATTAAGAGGGTTAAAGAAAATGTATACAACATACATAGAGGGATGGCATGATAAGGTACAGGACGATGATAGGATTCATGGTCAATTCAAAATCATTGGTACTACTTCTGGACGATTAAGTAGCTCTGAACCTAACCTCCAACAAATACCCAAAACTTCGGTAGATGCTAATATCAAGAAACAGTTGGTAGCTCCCAAAGGGAAACTATACATGGCACTTGACTACTCTCAGGCAGAGTTAAGAATCATGGCACATCTTTCAGGGGATGAGACTTATCTTGAAGCATTTGCCAAGGGACAGGACCCTCACCTTGCTATTGCAGCAAATAAGTATGGTGTATCGTATGAGGAAGCAAACAAAGCTTACAGTGATGAACAACATCCCGATTATAAGCTTTGGAAAAACCGAAGGAAGCAGGCAAAGCAGATATGTTTCGGTATTATATATGGTATTCAGAAGAAACTGCTTGCAGTTAAACTATCTGACCCAAAAGCTGGTATTATCGTAACACCAGATGAAGCTCAGCAACAGTTGAATGAGTTCTTCCAGGAGCACCCGAAGATTAAGAAGTTCATGATTAACCAGGAGAAGGTACTGATAAAACATGGATATATTAAATCTTTGTTCGGTAGGAAGAGAAGGTTACCCCAGGTATATTCGGATAACGAGCAGGAAGCAGCATACGCAGTACGATTATCGGTTAATATGCCATGTCAATCAGCTGCATCAGATATGAACTTATTCGCTTCAATCCTAAACTATTGGAAAATGAGGCAAGGTAAGTTACCATTTATGCAAGAGACTTGTAATGTTCATGATGCTACCTATTACTTGGTAAGTCCCGAATATATAAATACCTGGGTAGTATACGAGATTTGGGAAACTTGCCGTAACCCAAATACTAAAGAATACTTCAACTTCCAGATAGACGACGTAAGTATGTCAATGGACTTCGTTATCGGGCGTTCTATGGCAGAGGAACTACCTTTTATTCCTGGATATGATTATAGGAAAATGCTTGAACCAGATTTTAATCCTGATGAGTACTTAGAGGAACATCGTAAGTTCAAAGGTATTGAAATAGAAGATTATCCTAAGTTATATCCAGAAGAGATAGAGAAAAATAAGAGAGAGTTTAGGAAGAGAATGTATGAAAGGTAATATACCAGATTTTGATTGTTACCATGTTACTCGAGAAGGTAATGTGTACTCTAAGTATAGAGATAGAGTTACTTGGAGGAAAATGGCTAAGAGAAAGAAGAACAATGGTTACTTGATAGTAAGCCTAAGAAATAATAAGGGGATTAAGTATACGTTTAATATACATAGGTTGGTAGCTTTAATCTACATTCCAAACCCAGATAATAAACCGTGTGTGGGTCATAAGGATAATAATCGAGAAAATAATAAAGTAGAAAATCTATATTGGTGTACTAACCAAGAGAATACTCAACAATGTATAAGAGACGGTAGATTTAATATACCAAGCCCTAAGTTGAGTGAGGAGTCTATAAATAAGATGATAGAAGATTAGGAGAGTGGTATGAGTAACCTACAGATAAAGGTCAAATATGGAATAAGCATTATGACCATGTATAAATACTTCAGTGAAAGAGGTGTTATATGGAAAAAAGGCAAAAGATAGTACGTCTATCCCAGATTAAGAAAAACACACTAAAGATTCTATTTCAAGGGAAAACCTATGAGATTGATTTAGACCAGGAACTCATGATTGATGAGAACCTGGTCAATCAGTCTTTACGTAGAAGTCCATCTAATTATGCTATATTGGTGATGGTAAGGGATAGGCTTATATATAAAAGGGATAAACTTGAAAAGGCAAAGGACCAAGCATATAGCAAGGCATGGCTTTACTATAAAGAATCAGGTAATGTAAACAATGACGCAGCAGCTCATAAAGCAGAGAACAACCAAGCTTATCAGGGAGCATTGAAAAGATATATGAAGGCTGAGTACAATGCGAGTAAGATGATAAGTATATGTAAAGCTTATGAATCAAGAGAGAATATATTAAGAACGATATCAGCAAACTTACGTAAACAACAGTAACTATGTCAAGAATTGAGTTAGACCTTATTTCGGTCAAAGAAGCAAGGGAGTTGAATGAGAAACTGAACGGTTTAGGAACTCCCACAGGAAGTCGAGTACTTATTGTATCACCGGTAGTAACTGCAGATACCAAAACCAAAGGAGGACTTTATATCCCTCAGGAACACGATAAAGATACAGTACCTCGCAAGGGAGTAGTAATTCAGGTAGGACCAGTCACCGATGAACAATGTGAAGAATATCCCGGTCTTCAGGTTGGAGCAGTAGTTACATACGGTCTGTATGCTGGTAAAGAACTAGATGTAGTAGACCTTCCCAATCAAGTAACAACTATATTATCTCTGAACGAGATACTTTATATCGAAACCAATAAATAAAGCCATGAAAAAGGAAAAAACAACCAAGAAAAAGGGCAGTGTAATGACTACCCGAGAAAAGATGCTTGCCAGGAAGAAGGACCTGGAAAAGCGTAGTGGAGGTGGTGGAATAATCTACCCGAAAGAAGGAACTACCAGAGTACGTATCAAATCTCGTGGTGCAGACGAGGAATTGGGAATAGAGATTATTCAATTCTACCTTGGACCAAAGGAGGGAGGTATCATATCTCCGGCAACTTTCGATGAGCCATGTCCTTTCATGGATAAGTTCCAGGAGCTTAAGAACTCTGACGACCCCGATGATAAGGCATTGGCCTCGAAACTGGTACCAAAGAGAAAGTATCTCATAGGGGTACTTGGGTACAAAGATACTAAGGGTAAAGAGATTGACCCAGATAGGGTTGATAAACCGATGATGGTACCACGCTCGGTATATCAGGATATTATCGACCTTTACCTCGATGAAGAGGACTGGGGTGATATGACCGACCCAGTAGAGGGGTACGATATCAAAATTACTCGTACCGGTACTGGCAAGAATGACACCAGTTATTCAGTATCACCTTGCCAGAAGACCAAGCTGGACAAGAAGTATAGGGGAGAGGTAGACCTGGAGAAAGCAATACGGGCAAATATCCTTCCTTACGAAGAACTCGAAGAGAAGTTGGCTTCATTCCTTAACGAGGGGGATGAAGACGATGAAGATGATATGCCAAAGAAAAAATCGGGCAATAAAAGAAAGGGTTTAGCCAATAAAAAGAAGAAATATAAGGGCGATATCTAAAATCTCTAGATATATACCTAAAGTAGGAGTGGGGTATAGTTTTATATCCCACTTTTTCATCTTTAATAAATAATCAAGTATGGCAAGGAAAACCAAAGCCACTGGTAAATCCGGAGGTAAGAAGTTTAAGATACCCACACAAAATGAGATACTCAAGAAATATGGGTCATCTCTCCAATTAAAGGCCAGTACCATAAATCATCACGGATTATGGATTCCATCCACATTCTTTGCTCTCAATTATCAGATGGGTGGGGGTGTACCATTTGGTAAGATTATAGAGATTATGGGCGAGGAGTCTTCAGGTAAATCTCTTATAGCCTATAACTTTGCTTATGCAACTCAGCAATTAGGAGGTCATGTGATTTGGGTAGATGCTGAACAGGCATGGATGAACTCCTGGGCAGAGGAAAATGGTCTAGACCCTGAACGAGTAACAGTATTAAATGACACCAGGATAGAAACCATATCGGATGCTATAGCAGACTTAGCAATATATTGGAGGTCTAAGTTAACCAGTAATGAGCCTATCATAGTTGTGATAGACTCAATAGCAGCCCTGGATTCAATAGAAGCCATTGATGCAAAGATGGCGGATAGCAAGGCCGAGATGGGAAACCGGGCAAAGCAAATCTACAAGATGTTCCGAATAAGGAACGAATTGTTCTATCGACTCGGAGTAACCATGGTATGTATCAATCAGTTGCGCAGTAAACTGGGCGCAGGTTTTGGTCAAGATACCAGTACAACTCCTGGTGGTGCAGCACTCAAGTTTTATGCTTCAATACGATTAGCATTCTACTCAGGTAAAACTCTCAAGATTAAGTATAAGGGTAAGGAAAGACGAGCAGGTAAATATGTAACTATTCAGATGAAAAAGAATAAGGTATCTCCTCCTCGGGAAACTATATCCAAAGCTCCTATATATTTTAACCCAAAGTATCACGAAGTTGGCTTTGACAGATACTTCTGGTTAGAAGAGTCTTTAGAGGATGCTGGAGTAATAGAGAAGCTCGGTGGTGGAACATATATGTTCGAAGGAAAGAAACTGTGTCGAGGAGAAGAGGCTTTCCATAGGTTAATAGAGGAAGATGGTGAGTTAAGGAAAAAGCTGTTAAAGGCTGCCGGAATAAATACCATAGGAACCACTAAGCGAAAGCTCAAGAAGATTACACGAAACATGTTCCCTGTTGATGCAGACTTAGACTATGAATCTCAAATAGAATCTGAAGATGCAGAAGAAGACGAATACATCCCGGACGAGGGGTAGAAAACCGAGGATGCTTATGGTAGTGGACGGGAGTAATCTTGCTCACCGTTCATACCATAAGTTTAAGAATCTTAAAGCCAACAATGGAGCTGGTACCGGGTTGGTGTATGGGTTCTTAAGAATCCTCGGTTCATACTTAACTCGGTTTAAACCAAGCCATGTAGTAATTACATTCGATACTCATGAGAGCAAAGAGTCTAATTTCCGTAATGGTCTACTCGAGGGTTACAAAGCACATAGGAGTAAGATAAGTATGGATTATGAAGATTTCAATAAACAGCTATCACTGTTGAGAAGGATTCTAAGGTTACTCGGAGTTCAGATGATTATCGATAGAAAAGGCTTGGGATATGAATCTGATGACTACATTGCTTGGTTGGCAATAAACCACCCAGGTAAATCTCTCATAATATCCTCTGACAAAGACTTCTGTCAATTACTCGACAAAAGAGTCAAGATATTCAATCCTAACAAAGATACCCTAATTCTTAGTCAAACTTGTAAGGATATAATGGGTTACTCTGCTGAGGAATGCGTTGACTACCTAATACTTAATGGAGATAAATCGGATGATATACCCGGTTATTATGGTATGGGAGAAGTGAAGACTAAAGCTTTCCTGAAACAATATGGGAGCATAGCAGACTTCATAGATGCAAAAGGAGCAGAATTCAAGGGCATTGAAAGGGACCAGCTAGAAGAATTATACAAGAAGAACAAGTCTCTTATAGACTTGAGAACCGCATTAACTCTTCATCCTATCAAGAAAGTCCCTTGGGTAAAAGGATGTACTAATAATATAAGGAAAGACAGGTTATTCATGGTACTTGACAAGTTTAACTTAAGGTCTTTCAAGATACCCGATTTTTTGGAACCTTTCAAAAAACTACAACATTATGTACAACGGTAGGAAATATCAAATTATGTTCACCGGTGTTTCTGGGGTTGGAAAAACAACCATTGCCAAGGAAGTAGCGGATATGTTAAAGATACCTTTCATATCCGGGTCATATTCGGACTTGGTACCTGAAACAAGAGACATGCCTCATGCTGATATGATTCAGCAAGATGCCAGTACAGTATTTGCTCAGGATATGCAAGTACTTAATCTGCGTAACAAAGCTTTCAGGGGAGAAGATAGCTTTGTAACTGACCGGTCATACTTTGATTCGGCAGCATACTTCATCAACAAACTTTCTCACAGGATAGCCGAATGCGACTTAGACCATGCAGTAGACTTATGTCGTATGTTACTGGGTCAACAGTGTACTCACCTAATTTTCATACCTTTCTCAGCAAACTTCTTCAATGAGTGGGTAACAGAAGATAATGGTAAACGAGTATTATCTCGGTATTATCAATTCCAGGTATCTCAGGTAATGTATGGTATACTTGACCTGTGGGGATATAAACCCGACCCAAATATACTCCAGTATGTAAATGGTATACCTAATACCGGTACACTGGAAATCATGGGCTACAAGATAAAGGTCATGATACTGGATGAGATGAACTACGAGAAGAGAAAACACCTTATCAAGAAATTTCTTCAGTTATGAAGGTGATAGGTATAGTATTCTCCGATTTGCACTTAGGGGAATTCTCTAAGTTCAACGAGGATAACAAGAGGACCCTAAGTATTTTCAGGGTCCTCTCTTTGATTAAAGACTTATGTATTAAGTATAAATGCCCGGCATTCTTTTGTGGGGATTTTATGCACCGTCCAGAATATATAAGTACTTCACTTGATGAAATTATAATTGAACAGTTCGAAGAGTTAAATAGGTGCGAGGAATTTAACATATATGGTATATCTGGAAACCATGACCTACAGAAAAGCAATTCGATAACTAATCAATCTCCATCACACTGGGCAAACTTATGTCGTAGGTATTCGTTCTTACATAATCTGGACTTCTCTTATCATGAGTTTGATAAGTTCAGAGTAGTAGGTATTCCCTATTTAGACCACAATAAGGGGTTAGATGGGTTAATCAAAGCTGAGTTGAAAGAAGCCATGTTAAAGCCCACAATTCTATTATTGCATACTGACTACCCGGGAGCTAAAGATACCGACAACACTGAAGTTGGAACAGTAGAGAATTTGAATGTGAATTTACTATCTAAATTCAAACTGGTATTGATAGGTCATATACATAAACCACAGAGACTCGGAAAAAAGATATACATGGTAGGAGCTCCACTACAACAGAGGAGAACAGACCGCAATTGTAAACTGGGATATTGGAAAATATATGAAGACTTCTCAATGGAATTTAAGCTATTCAAAGGCTTTCCTAAATTTG